GGTTAGGATAATAAAAAACAATTATTTACCTATGACTAATAATAACGAAATAACGGTAGAGATGTTTAATTAATATGTATGAGTTAGAAGGATACACAAAGCTGATTATAGCGGTTATAGCACAAAGGGATTATTACCCGAACTACATCTTTTTAGAGGACTTGATTGAAGATATTAGGGAAATATTACCAGAGGCACAAGTAGTTGATATACTACTTGAAGCTGCAGATTTAGCTGTTAAGTATCCGAAGTCTACTGTGAAATATCTGGGCGAAAGGCTTTATCAAATAAATGCATCAAAATATATAGCCAAAATATTGGAGGAAAAGTATGGCAAAAAAGCTAATGACAATAGAGGACAAAGTCAAGGCTGAAGTTGATGATATTATTTCATCTTACAAGGACAAGGATATAGAGGAACTAAACAGGGCTGAAATAGCTATAGGCATTGCACTTAATTATCTAAAGACAAATAAAGAACTTAAAAAATACGATGGTTTTGGAACGGATTTAGGGGGCGATAATGAGAATGAGTAAACAAGAAATAATGAAGCAAGAGGAACAAAAGCGTATTCAAGAACTACAACAGTATTTAGTAAGATTACAGCAAATACGCCTGTTTATAGAAAAAACAATGATACCATTTTTTCTACTGACTATTAATACAGTATTATTAATTATGACCGTTATTAATATTAGCTGGATTAGAGTTATAGGAATGGGTATTTTTCAATGTTTTTCGTTACTATTTTATATTTTATATTTAGGAGGTTTTAAAGATGGCAGACCAAGAGATTCTCAATAAAGACAACGAACACTTAATTGATATTGTTCTTGAGGCTAAACTGGGTTCAAAGTTTGGTGCATTGGAGAAGGATATTAAGGAGATAAAGGTTGAAATAGGATATCTCAATTGTGCATTTAAAGATTTAAGAAAAGTCGGCATATTGTTGTTTGTGGGAGTAGCAACAGAAATTATTATAAAAGTATTACAAATCATACATTAACACTTGACTTTTTGTAAAAAGTGTGTATATTATTATGTGGGGGAGCAAATGGTTTTGACAACAGGTAAAAGCCAAAGTGCATCTGTTGGACACGGGTTCGATTCCCGTCTCCTCCACCAAGCAAAAGGAGGTGTTATGAAATGTAACATCAGTAAAGAGTTGTTAGAAGATTTGTATGTTATTCAAAAATTATCAATAGGAAAAATTGCCAAAAAATTAGGGATAAGCCAACAAGCTGTTTTTAACCGAATGAAAGAATTTGGTATAAAAAGTAGAACCAGGAGTGAAGCTGCAAAAATTAATATAGATAAGAAAATTTTAGAAGACCTATATATTGCTCAAGAATTGTCAATGAAAAAAATTGCTGAAAAATTAGGAGTAGGCGAAGGAACGATTTTAAGACGAATGGAAGAATTTGGTATTAAGAGAAGAACCATAAGTGAAACTCATAATGGTAAAAAAAATCCCTTTTATGGTAAACACCATTTAGAAGGAACTAAAGAAAAAATAAGTAGAGCAAATAAAGGTAAACATTTATCTGAAGACCATAAGAAAAGATTGATTGAAATAAATTTAGGTAAACAGATTTCTGAAGAAACCAAAAGAAAATTAAGTGAAGCACTAAAAGGTAAATTTGCAGGTGAAAAAAATCCAAATTGGAAAGGAGGTAGAGATAAAAAAATAAAATGGGCAAGACACCAAGCAAAAAGACGCCAGTTAGGTTTTAAGCCACTAAACAAACCTTTTGATGGTTTCGAAGCACACCACCTACAAGACAAAGAGACTGTTATTTATATTCCAAAAGAACTACATAGAAGAATATCTCATAATAACTGGACTGGTAAGGGTATGAATACTATTGATGCTTTAGCGTTAGATTATTTAGAATTACAGATATTAAGAGAGGTAATATGAATTGGAGTAATTATCAGCAAGACATTATCCAAAACTGGATACTCACCACAGAAGGCGGATATGTCAATAACCCCGCTGATCCTGGTGGTGAAACAAAGTATGGTATAAGCAAAAGGGCTTATCCTAACATTGATATTGCAAAACTAACGCTTGAACAAGCGTTGAATATTTATTACAATGCTTATTGGCAACCATTGGGATTAAGTAACTACCCGTTTCCTGTAGGGTTTGTATGTCTTGATTGTGCTATACTATGTGGTCCGAGATGGATATCAAATGTAATGAAAAATGCTTATCTTGACCTTAAAAGTCAAGTTAAGAACTGGGATATATACACAATGTATATACTACAAAAGAGAATTAGTTATCACACGGCTGATGCTAATTTTAAAATATTTGGACAGGGTTGGTTAAATAGGGTTGCTAAATTAATGCAAGAGTATATTAGATTAAAACCAATATTTGTGAAGGAGGGTTAGATGAAGTATTGGTTAAAAAAGTTTTGGCATAGGATAGTAGATGTGCCTGATTATGATTATGATTTTTCTAAAGCGTGGTTAGCAATTCCACAGGATTATATAGAGTCTATTGAAGTGCAACCACGACAAGTAATTATTAATTTAAATCACGACTTGTTAGTTAAAACATCAAGCGGAAAAGAAAAAAAGGAGGGCTAAATGGATATATTAGAGATTTGGCAAGAAGCACAGCTTAAGCCCGATAAACCAGAAGGGTGGGGTGTGGAGCTTATAAATGAAATTAACGGCAAATATATAGAAGACATTCAAAACGGAAAATTAAAATTTATTATTTTTCCTCTTAAAATTGAGAATATGGTAGATAAAGAAGAAAAGGAAAAAGAATTTAGGGAAATGGAAGTTGAATTAAACTTAACGGAATATGAAATAATTGATATTAGAAAACTAATATTTGTATATGTTAAGAAAAAGGAGGTTGTATGAATAGATTTTTCACAGTATTTCTTGGAGTGTTATTTCTCTTTACAGTTGTAGGTTGCACACAGGTTAAAACCGTTACACCAACGACACCGTTGCAAAAGATTGCTTATGTTGATGCAACAATTAAGATGTTGGGACAAACTACTATTGACGCTTACAAAGCAGGGAAATTAACACAGTCAGATGTGAAATATGTCTATGAAGCATTGTCAACAGCAGCAACATTAGCCGACAATGCACAGAAGGCATATAGCAACGGAACGCAGGTAAACAATGCGGATTTAATTTTAACGGAGGCAATTAGCACTCTACAAAAGGTGCAAATGTTTTTAACTTCAAAGGGGGTAAAAAATGAGTAATGTAGAATTGGCAATGGATATTTTAATTGATTTGATTACGACAGTAAATAAGGTTGGGGAATTAATTAAGCAGGCAAAGGAAACTGGTAAAGATATTGACCAACGGGATTTACAACAGATTGTATATGATAGGAATTCAGTTTTAGACCAATTAAAAGCCATTGCTTACGGAGGCAAATAAAATGGATTTAGACCATCTTAAAACAACATTGTCAGGCACAATATCGGGGTTGGCGATTATTATATTGTCAATAGCAGGAATAGTAGTTAACAATAGCACACAGGAATTAATCACAGCAATTACAACAGGTGTAGTTGGAATAGGTATAGCGTTAGTAGGTTATTTTAGTGCGGACCACGATAAGGTAATTAAAAAAATAGAACAGGGTGAAAATATATTGGATAAGGTAGCTGAAGTAGCCAAAGCAGTGGAGGAGGTGAAGAAATGAAATTAGCTAATGGTTTTCTGTATGTAATAGAAGATGATGAACAACCACCTGAAACTGGAATGATTAATCATGTTGCAAATGTTGTGGTTATTGACTATAATGAATCAGATAATTATTTACAGAGTTTGGGAATTAAAAAATGGAAAAGAATACAAGTATTGGCGAACGGTTTGATAACAACAGGGTTAACATATAACAAAAGAGAAGGTTTTAGTAAAAAGGTATATCATGTTATTTTAGCGAAGTCTTCTGATATAGTAGGTATATGCGATTAGGAGGTAAGAAATGAAGTTAAGACCAGTGAATAATTGGATTATAGTTGAGGCTAAAGATTTAACGTATATTAATCATAGTGTAAAAGCTGACCTTTTAGAGGTGCCAGAATATTTGGAATATGAATTCAAAAAGGGTGATAAGGTTTTAGTAGATTTAGTAGAGTCTATTTTATTAGAGGTTACTGAAAATAATAGTTATATTTTTGCAATTAATGTTGATAATATAATAGGTGTATACGAAAAAGAAGAAACCAAGCCACATATAGTAAACTAATGGGCGACTATATGTCGCCTTTTTTATTTTACCGAATTCGGGGGAATTAGAAAATGAAGAAAATAGAGAGTATATCTAAATCAATATTGGAAGATTTATATATTGTTAAAGAATTGCCTATGTGGAAAATTGCTAAAATTTTAGGAATAGGTTGTATGACGGTTCATAGAAGATTAAAAGAATTTGGTATCAAAGCAAGAACAATAAGTGAAGTTACTATGGGTGAAAAAAATCCATTTTACGGTAAGCATCATACTCAAGAAACTAAAAAAAAGATAGGCGATGCCGAAAGGGGTGAGAAAAATCATTTCTATGGTAAACACTTTTCTGAAGAGATGAAAAGAAAAATAAGTGAAGCAGAAAAAGGCAAATATGTTTCTGAAGAAACAAGAAAAAGAATAAGTGAATCTCGCTGGAAAGGAGGGTTGAGGGTGGCTTGGTTAAGATATTATTCTAAAAGGAAACAATTAGGATTTAAACTATTAAACAAACCATTTAAAAACTCTGAAGGACATCACTTACAAGACAAGGAAACAGTAATTTTTATACCGAAAGAATTACATCATAGGGTTTATCATAATAATTGGACTGGACAAAATATGAATATAATAGACGCTTTGGCATTAAATTATTTGGAATTACAGATATTAGGGGAAGTAATATGATAATCAAAATCAATCCTGAAGATATGAATGATTGTTTAAATTATGATAATTCTTCATATAAAAACTTTTTAAATTGGAGTAAAGATGTTACAATTCTTTCAAAAGAAAAAGGTAAGATTAGTTTCAGTTATAAATTTTGGTATAAAGGACAACAACTTCTTTTTAAAACTTTATTTAAAACTCTTGAGAGCAAAGACATAAGGACACTTGTAATACTTAAAGCACGTCAGCTCGGGATTACTACCTCAATGTCCTTGTTCGATTTATACTATGCAATGTCATTTAAGAATACCAAAGCCGCCATAGTAGCCCACGATGAAGCCACCATAAAAGAAGTTAGGGCTATCATAACAAAATACTATTGGAAGTCTTTACCGTTAAACAAGAAAAGACCAATGGTTAGAAACAACGCAGAACATACTACATTTACTTGGACTGACTCTGGAACATTTGACAGCGACATAGCTTACTATCACCCCAAGACAAGGAATAAGGCAACAGGTAATATGGGTAGAGGTCAAGCTACTACATTTGCTCATTTAACAGAGGTTGCTTATTACCCATCTGTAGATGATATTAACAACTTTGAAGCTACTTTTTCAGAAACCAACCCTAAAAGATTGTTTGTTTATGAGTCAACAGCAAACGGTTTTAACTTCTACTATGACACTTGGGAAGCAGCCAAAGAGTCAAACACTATGGCTGCACTATTTATTGGTTGGTGGTTAAAAGATGAGTATAGAGTAAACAATGATGCTGATTTACTTAAATATGGATATGATTTAACCCCTGATGAAAAAGAAAGGGTTGATGAAGTAAAACGAACTTATAACTATGAAATTAGTATGGAACAATTAGCTTGGTGGAGAAAAACATTAAAAGAAAAAATAAAAGATAGTTATGAGACATCTAAAACCAAGCTTGACCAAATGTATGAGATGTATCCGTTTGTTCCTGAAGATGCCTTTAGGGCGAGTGGTAGTAACTATTTTGTTCCTACTACATTAAGGAACGCACAAGAAGAAGTAAAAGAGCCTATTAAGAGATTTGAACCTGTGTTTTTTGATAAGCCCTCTAAAACACAGTTAGCACCAAGTCAAACAGGTCATCTTAAGATATGGGAAGACAAACCAGATTTATCTTACAATGGCTATATCTTATCATTTGACCCTGCTTACTCTACTAATCCTGAAAGCGATAGGGCTGTTATTCAGGTATGGAAAGCATTTAGAGATAAGATATTCCAAGTAGCAGAGTGGGCAAGTCCTACTACTGATACTATTCAATCGGCTTACTTGTTCCTTAAAATAGGTTCTATGTTTAATGCTTACTTGTCTATGTATGAGATAGATGGTGCTGGTAGGGCAGTAGCACAGATTATTCAATTGTTAAGAAGAACAATAATTGAAGAGAATGTTAAAGATAGAACCCTATATGAGTATGCAAGAAAAATGAAAGATTATGTTTACAAAAGGGTTGATAGCTTAATGCCTGGTAGTGCAATACAGTGGATAACAGGTGGTAACAAGCATAAGATTATGGCACAGCTAAAGGCAGCGGTAGCTGATGGTAGTTGTATTATTAGAAGTTCCGATTTAATGCAAGAGTTAAAATATATCATTGTAGACAACGGAGATATAGGTGCTATACAATCAAAGCACGATGATAGGGTTATGTGTGCTGCGTTTGCAATAGAGGCTTGGGAAGCGATACTCCAGCCGATGCTTCCATTTTACGAAGAGTATTTGCAAAAGATAACCAAGCAAGAAGAGATGAGAAAAATAGCCAAAGAAAATCCTCAACAGCTTCTTATTCAAAACGTTGTAAAACAAGAATTTAATAATGCAGGGTATAAGATAAAGTGATTACAAATGGCATATTGCTTGATGTAATAGAATACGCCCACAATAACGGCTACACATATAAGGAGATAGCTGAACGGTTAGGGGTTGGTCTTCAAACATTACGCAATTTTAAAGATACGAAGTATTTAACCAAAGCAACTGAAATATCTATTCTTGAGAAACTTCAAAGAGATGGTAAAAAAGTAGATGGCTTAAAGTTTTATTTTCCCAAAAAACACAAACCAATTCAGTTATCAAGAAATCAAACTCAAGTTATAATAACCCGCTGGTTTTTAACACGAAAAAGAGATTGGTTAAAATTATGTAATTTACTTAACACGATAAGTAAGGAATATCCAAGTGAATATGATTTAGCTGTTTACAATTTTTCTTTGTGGAAGAAATATAAAATGGAGAAAAGAGATTTGAGTAAATTACCGATAGGATTTCCTGTATTTTTTATTAATTATATAAGCCCAGCAGAAGAAATAGAGATGATAGAGATAGAACAACCAAAAGAAGTTAAGAAAAGTTTATATCAAAAGTTTTTAAAAAAGGAGGCGAAGTGATAGAATTATTTATTGCTGATGTTCATCTACCGTATTTTAATGAAAATGCGGTTGACATAATGATTGATTACATCAAGAAACAACGCGTTTACATTGAGACATTAGTATTGGGTGGAGATATTATGGACTTCGAGAGTGTCAGCTCATTTACCCACGACCCTGATAATTGGTCTTTACAATCCGAAATTCCATTCTTATCACAGTTTATAGAAAAGCTTGACAAAGCTTTCCATCCTATGAAAATTTATTACATTGAAGGTAATCACGAAAGAAGGTTAGAAAACTACATCATTACAAAAGCACCTGCTTTATACGGTATGATTACCATTCAAGATATGCTTGATAAGAAATATCAAATTGAGTATGTAGATAATTGGAAGTTAATGACAAGTGGTTTGGCACCTTTAAAAATCAGAAAGCTATATCATCTTCACGGTCACGAACTCAAAATAGGTGGAAGAAAGAATATCGCTGAAAGAATATTAGGTGCAACACACGAAAATACCATTGTTGGGCATTGGCACAAAACCGATGAATATTTCTTTAGAACCATAGGCAATAAGGTTAAAGGGACTTGGGTTGTTGGTTGTATGGGGCAAACATTTGTTAGCTATGACCCACATACAAATTGGAATAACGGCTTCTGTATAATAGATTATTTAGATAGTGGGACGTTTAAAGCTGATAATTTAAAGATTATAAATGGAGAGGTTGTGTGATGTATATTAACTATTACTTTATTATGCAGACTTTGGTTAACCCACATTTCATAATACTATTATGATAAGGTTTATATCACTTAAAGGTGTAATTATATTACCGATGGGTCTAATGAAGCTTGTAGACCCATTAGCGTAGCGTATAGAGAGTTTTATTAGGAGGTATAGATATGAAACCAATAGGTGAAGCACTAACCGATGAAGAGATTGAAAGGAGGAAAAAGAAATTCCGTGAAAAGCACAGTAACAAAAAAGTTGATGAAAGTAATGTATGCCCTGTGTGTGGAAGCAAAAGCCTAATGTATGTAGAGGGTTGCGCCACTTGTTTAAGTTGCGGTTGGTCTAAATGTTCGTAAGCAATGAAAACAGAGAAAAGATTATTATGATTGCAATGGAGAAGATTCGTTTTCTCCCTTGCAAGACATTAAAGAGAATGGGTCTAAACTGCACAAGAGTAAGGCAAGGAAAAAAAGTAAGGTATAAAACCGCGATGAGAGCGTTGGAATGGTTATCAAGAAAATGAAATTAGAAGAGTTAACCAAGAAAGATATCTTTGAAATATTATCTTTATATAAGGAATATAACGAACAAACAGTAGCCAGAATACTTAATATTTCGCCTCCATTAGTTAGTCAGATAGTAACTAACTATATATTGGCTCAAAGAGGAGTGTCGTATATTAAAAGCTATTTGTCATTTTATTTATTTGAGTTGGGCTATGATATAGAAGAGATATCCCGTAGGTTAAAAGTAAAGACTAACTCTGTGTTTGCTTTTGTCAAAGAACCGTTTATTAAAAAGATATCCTCTCCGCTATTTTACAAAATGCTTAAAATAGCTTGGAGAGAACAAAGGAAGCAATATTAGGAATTATTATAAATATCGGCAACTCTATTAATGTAGTCAATTGTTTCTCCATTTGGCGGAACTCCTCCGTATTTGTCTACTGCATTTGGTCCTGCATTGTAAGCTGCTAAAGCAAGAACAAAATCGCCGTTGTATTTTTTAATTAGGCTACTTAAGTATTTTGCACCCCCCATAATATTTTGTTGAGGGTCATATGGGTCTGTTACGCCTAATTCCTGTGCTGTGCTTGGTTCAAGCTGCATTAGTCCAACAGCACCCTTTGGCGATACTGCATCAGGGTTACCACTGGATTCAGCTTGTATAACTGCCTTAATCAGTTTCTCGGGAACTCCGTAAGTCTGGGAAGCTTGTTTAATTATAGTGCCAATGTCTTGTGAATTGCTTTGTTGCTGTGGTTGTGGTTGTTCTTTCTGTATTGGTTGCTGTGTTTGTGTTGGTTGTTGTTTTTGTTGTTGCTGTTCTTCTGGATATATTTGTGATTTCTGGTCTTTTGTTGATTGTTGTTTTGCTCTCATATAAGCGTAGTTCATTACATTTGCTACTATGTTAGCTATGTATTCGTTAGCATTTTTCTCACCCATTTGAGATTGTATTATTTTGTAGAATAGGCTGTGTCTCATTTTTTCATACATTTGCTTTGCTGTTCTATTTGTGTATTCTTGCATTTTGTTTGCAATTTCTTGTTGTTTTTTTACATCATTTGTTGCTTTGTATTGATTTAAATATGATTTATAGTAGGGTATAACACTATAAAATCCCCGATTAAGTATATTGTGATATAAATTATATTCATATGACCTTGTGGGGTCTTGTTTACTCTCTTCAAGTTTTTGCAAATAATGGTTAACATACTTACTCATATTTTCATATGTCTTTGGTGTAAGCTTTAGCTCGCTTGTCATTATTTTAGCAAGTGGTTGTGTTTCGGTTTCTACTTTGGTTCTAACGCCAAGTGTTCCTATAGATGAAGCCACACCGCTTGCTACCCAATTGGAGTATGCTCCAGGAAAAACAAATCCTTTTAGAAAATAAGGTATAAATGGTTTGAATATTGCTTCTAATAAATCTTTGTCTTCTTTTGATGGAGTGTTAATATAATTATAAATAGATGATATTTCTTGTATACCAGGATTTGCTTTTGTAGAAAAATGATAGAAAAAGTTATTAAGTGCTACCGTTAGAGTTCCTCTATCTATTGCTCCTGATTGTAGTATTGGTTGAAAGAATGAGTAGAATAATGTCCACATTTCACTTTCATATCCAAGTATATCTATGTCAATAGGAACTCCTGCTACTGTTACTGTTTGTGTAAATAGTCTTCCTACATCATTGTTTTTAACAGCATTAAAAACTCTGTGCCAGTCTGTTGAGTCAGGTTGTATTCCTCTTGTTGCATTTATTGCACTGTTAAGATATAAGTTAAAAGCAAGTATGTTGTAAAAGTATCTAACTCTGTCTTCATCTAAACCTAATACACCACCAAATAATTGTTTTACAAGAGATAACTCCCAGTCAGGTGCAAAGAAAAACCATCTCAATGCTTGTCTTACTCTTGGGTTAAGATTTGCAAGTTCTGGTAAACCACCAAAGAATATGTTAACATTTTTAATCATTTGTTCTGCTTGTTCTCTTGTTATCTTACCTGCCACTAAATCATCGTATATATTTGCAAATGAGTGAACCTTATAGTAGTTATACATTCTGTTCCATAGTCTATCGTCCATAAATCGTAAGTAACCTAATTTTTCAGTCCACTGTCCCTTTTTAAATGGAGCTTCTGTTGTTCCACTTAAAATAGTAGATGTCTTTGGAAACATTCTTAACAGTTCACTTGTTTTTCTCAACAATGGACTCATCTTATCTGCAAATGCTTTTTTATCCATAAAAGTATTTTTAATACCCTCAAAACCAGTTCTTAAGCTACCGTCGTTGTATGTGGAAGAAAGTGTTAAAGACTTTTGATGGAAGAATGGAACCAAACCTATTGATATTCTTTTTAAGGTAGTGAAAAACTTATCAAATGTTCCTGCACCGTATTCTGCCTTACCATAGTATTCACTTGGCATTAGGTATTCACCAATTGTTCTTACGATATTGCCGTTAAATCCTTCACGCAAGAAATAGTAACTCTGTGGTCTTATATTTTGTATTTTACTGGCTAAATTATGTATATCATTTATTACTTCGTTAATAGGTAATCCAGGAACTAACTTACTATCTACTATATCACTTGCACCAAGATTGTGTAATGCTATTGCTATATCTTGATAAAACTGCATTTGTTTTGCAACACTTAATTTACCAATATCTTCTTGTTCTAATAATTCATCTGCTTTTAGAAATAAATTTTTTAGTGCATTTGCTTCTTGCTCTGTTGTCATTCCTCTTATTTCGGGAACATCATACAGCCTGTGTAATATCTTTTGCATATTAGTAATTTGTTCTTTTTTAATTTTACCTGCTTCTTTTAAAATTTCTTTTAATTTTTCTTTATATTCTCCTCTTAAGTATTTTATGTTATCTAACAGTTCCTTTTTCTTTGCTTGTTCTTCAGCTTTCATTTTTTCAATGATTTCTTCTTTTTGTTTTATGTAAGCTTCTTTGTGTTGTTGTTTTTTTGTTGAGTATTGAGATTTGAGATAATCAATTTCTTCCTGTAAGGATTTCTGATAATCTTTTTTTATTGTTGGTTTTTCACCCAATAAGGTTTGTGTTTTAGTTTTTGCTTCTTCCTTATATTTTTTACCCAATTCTGCTTTTAGATTTTTTAAGCTTGTATATAATTCTTTGTATTTTGTTTGTCTGTATTGTTCTATTAATTCATTAACTCTACCCTTTAATGCCTCTATCTGCTGATTGTATGATTGTTTCAAACCTTTTGTTTGCGTGAGTAACTCTTTGTCTTGTATTTGTTTTGATATAGTATTTACTTTGGTTATTAATTCTTGCAATTGTTGGCTATACTCTGTTTGGTATTTTTGGTTTAAGTCGGTTTTAAATTGTCTTAATTTTTCATATAATTCTTTGTTTTTTGTTTGTTCTGCTTGTGATAATAATTCATCAATTTTTGTATTTAAATGTTGAATTTGTTGGTTGTATTCTAATTTTATATTGCTTATTTTTTCGTTAAGATTATTAATATCAAAAGTATAGTTTTGTTTGTATTGAGTTTTTACATCTTTTATATCCTGCGAAAAGTTTTTATTGATATTTTCTCTTCCTGCACTATATTCTTGTCGTAAATTTTTATTAATATCTTTTATTTGTTGTTTATAGTTTGCTCTTATATTTTTTATTTCTTCCTTGAAAGTATTAATATTTTTATACAAATTATCTTTATATTGTGTATCAAACTCTTTTTTTATAACTTCATAATCTGGTAGTTTGCCAACTGAATTTTCTACTAAATTATATATTTCTTTATGAAGTTCAGAATAACTACCAGCAACTGGCATAGTTTGTAGTTTTTGTTTTATTCTTTCTTTTACTTCAGTTAATGTTTCTTTTGGAATATGTGGCTTTAGGATTTCTGTTACCTTTTCAGATAGATTAACAGCTTCTTTTTCATTTATGGTATAAACATATTTGCCTTTAAGTTTAGTAGATAAGCCTCTTCCTATTCTAAAAAATTGGTCTAATATTACAGGGAACGATATGCTACCATAATAAGACTTCCAAAAGTCTTCTGGTGTTTTGTAGTTATCTGCAATTTCTTTTAACAATGGTGTGTCTTTTTCAAGCAAAGCAAAATTAGGACCTTTTGCTGTTGTTAAATAGTTCTCCCATTCCATTTCAGTTGCTATTTTATTTTGTATTGTTCTTTTGATTTTTAATGCTTCTCTATTTCTTAAATAAGGTTCTTTTGCACCAACTACATTTGTTTTATACTCTACTAATTTATCTTTTGTAAGTTTTATTAGGTCTTTAAATTCAGGATTTAATTCCATTAACGCTTTTAAATCATTCTCTGGAAGTCTTAAAATATATGCTGTTGTCTGGTATCTGTTAAAATTATTGATGTTTAATTGAGAACTTAATTTATCTGCAAATGCATCTAATAGTGGACCAATTTCTTTGCTGTCAATAAAGTTAAGAGCATTAGAAGCTGCTACTTGTGCTTCATTGTGTATTCCTCTTGCTTTATTAACTGCGTATAAAAAGAATTGTGTTGGTTTTTCTACTAAAGCATATTTTGGATTAAACCATCTTGAGGCTTTTGCAAAAGAACGACTTAATGACTCTTTGGTTGTTTGAGGGAATACACTATATATTGCTTTTGCAAGATTAGACACTTGGGACCTAATAAATTTAGAAGCATATGGATAAGTTTTTGCCAAAGCGGTTCCACCTGCACCAAACATACCACCACTTAAAAGCGATTCTCCAGCACCTGTTCCTAATTTCTCACCACTTGTTAGGTTGTATGTTTCATTAATAGCCTCATTTGCTGCACCAAATTTAGCAGCGTTTAAAGCAGTAGATTTTATAAATCCACCAACACCTGGTGCTATTTTACCTATGGAAGGTGTTATAGCCCATAGTGCTGCTTCTGGTATACTTGCTGGTGTTATATCAGCAAGGGCTATTGTGCCACCTACGATAGGAATATCATATCTTTTTTTAAAAGCTCTTGTGTCCTGTAGATTACTTAATATATCGTAATTTTGTTCAAATTCAACCGCTTTTTCAATTGGTTTAGAAAATGGTCGTCTTACATTTTGTTTTATGTCAGTTAAACCTAATAGTTCAGCAGTAGGTATTTTATTTATATATTCTTTAGAGCGGACATTACCAACATTAACACCTTTTACTTGATACATTTCGGGTGGTTTTACATTTAGCGGTTCCTTTATGTCAACCATTGGACTTTTATTAGCAGGTTTAGGTTTTTCATTTGTTACAAGTTGTGATAGTTTACTTGTTGTTATAGCAGGTTCTAATTCTTCTTTACCTTTTCTTGCTTTATTCATAATTTCATAAATGTTTTCAAGCATTTATTGCCCCTGTGTTAATAATTTTGTGTCAGTATTTGGTTTTGGGACACCTATTATATTTTTAGTATTTTTTGCTTGTGGAGGATAATGACCCGTTATTTCGTGATATGCTTTAGACCACTTTTCTGCCTCTTTTTCATTACCATCAACATATGCAGCTAAAAATCTTGTAAGTGCATAATTCGCTTTTTGTTCTTTATCTGTTTGTTGTTGTGTTTTTTCGGTTTTTGATTGTCTTTCTTGAGAATAAGCTACACCTTTCATATATTCTATATCATTTCTTTGTTTCATTAAACCAAGTTGCATTGTTTTAAATTGTGCATTCATTTGCATTTGTTCTATTGATTTTAACATATCTGCAGTAGTTTTATATAATGCAAGAACATTGTTTAAGTTAGTATTAGCAAAATCAACCTTAAACTTTGCTAACTCATCATCTATCTTTTCTCCAAGCATTAGTTTTTGCATCATTAGGTTTACTCTGTTGTATATGTTTTCGCTTTTAGCTTTCCATTGTTGTAATTTAAGTTTGAAGTCTTCAGTGGCTGTTTTCCAATCAGTTAGGCTTTTTTCTTTTAACGCACCAAACATAGCGTTCATTTTATCTGCCATTGTTGTTCCGTCTTTGTTACCAAATATAGCTGTGCCTAATGCAATAACACCAGCCATTAAGGGAACAAGTTTATTGTTTTCTTCCACTATTTCCTTGTATGTTTTAATTGCTGGGATATCATTTGCCTGTTTTAGTTGTTCATCTATTTGTTTGAATGCGTTTTCTAACTCACCTTTTTTGGAACTTATTTGGTTTATTGCTTCCTGTTGTGCTTTATTTAATTCTACCTCTTTTTCACCTATTTGTTTTGTTAGTCCTTGCAAACTATTAATATATGATTTTATATCTAAATCATAATTAATTTGTGGTTGAAAAGTATTAGCTTCGCCAAGCACTTTTGGTTTATCAACCTTTTTTATTTTGTCTGGTGCTGGTATGTTTGTAGTTGGTGGTTTTTTTTCTGGTTCTTTTTTTTGTGATATTTGTGGTTTTTTTTCGGGTGGTTTATTTGTGGTTGGTTTTTTTTGTTCTGGTTTTGGTGCAAGTAATTCGTTTATGGTCTCTAACATATTACGCCCCCCCTATGTTTAATGGATTACCATATTGATCGTGCCATTGTTGCCATCGGTCAGCATCTTCCTGACTTGTTGGTTCTTGACCGTAATCTCGTATATATGCCTGCCAATTCGTTGGTGTTAAGCCAAAGTGTGTATCAGCAAATTGTATGTCTTGTATTTGATTGTTTGCCGTATTTTGTATTCCCTGTGCTTTAATAGCTGAACCCATATCTGTTACATTTGGAACATTAAATTGTTGACCACCTAATTGTGATAGCTGTTGTGTTGCTTGCTGTGCACCTTGTTGCATACCGCCAAATGTATTTGATTGAATTTGTTTTAACATATCAATTAGGTTTGCATTCATACCCAAATAGTTTTGAAATAATTGGTTATAACTGGTAGCAAACTGTTGGTCTTTTGAATATATGTCTTGCATCTGTTGGGTTAACTGTTGATAGCTTTTTTGGTCTAAATAAGGAGATATTCTATTATAAATATTCTGTAAATATGTTGCTGTTGAACCCAATATCAACGCCTTTGCTGTATCAGGATTTGCTAATTGCTGTAATGAATTTTGTATGTTGGTTCTCATTGTATCTAATTGACTTAAGTAATTTTGTTTTTGTGTATCTAATTGCTGTTGCATTTCATTATATTTGCCTTCATATTCTTGCATTATTTTGTTTTTAGGTTGGTTACCTGCCAACGATAGGCTAATTGAACTTGTGTCTTTGTTTGGTGTTTCCCAAGTGTTAGCAAATAGACTTGGAGCAAGGTTTTGCTGATTTGAAATATAGCCTTGTAATCCAGATTGTCCTTGTTTTGATAAATTAGACAGAATATTTGTTAGTTCTGGATAGTTAGAAGGATTTTCCATTTGTTCTATCTGTGCAGGCACTTTGCCACTTAAGTAAGTAGCTACTACTTTGCCGTGTTTATGTTTACTTGATGTAGGGTCTTCGGTCATAAGAGTATTATACCAAGATACTTCAGATGGACTTAATACCATATCACTTGGTAATTGATAACTACCAGTTGTTTGTTGGTTTTGGCTTTGCCCCAATATACTCTGTAGTTGTTGATTTGCCTGTTGTATATTGGTTATATTGTTTACAGATTGTTTTATTATATCATTAATAGCATTAGCCATATTAATCTCCTTACGAGTTTTGCCAAGGTATATTAACACCTAATCCAGGTGTTGAATTATTGCCACTTAATAATCCCGATACAGTGTCTTTTGACATTACACCTGGATTGACTGTTTTCATAATATCGTTTGAACTTGCCACTGAACCACTATTTGTTCCTCCAAAAGCACCACCTAATTTTCCAAGTGTTCCACCAAGTCCTTGAACAGCATTCGCTATATTGCCGTATTTTTGTTGTTGTAGTTGTTGGTTTAACATTTGTGCTTGTGTTAAGCCTAACTGTGATTGATTGTAAACATTTGTGCCTTCAATATTAGCGGCATTATTTTGTGCATTAATACCGCTTTGTGTTTGCCAAGAACTCTCTAAATTTTCAATAGCCTTATCAGATAAACCAGCTAACCTCAATCCGTCATCTAACTGTTTTTGCAACAGCTGTGATTTTAGGTTTGCAGCCCAAGTCTCAAGGTTTTGCATAGCATTGGTATATTGTGTGCTACCAGTTGTAAATCCTTGTGCTGCTAACTGCTGTAGTATTTGCTGTTTTGCTTTGTTGTATTGGTCTTGATACATACCAGCATAAGCCTCTGAAAGCTGTCCTTGATTATAGCCGTTAATAGCCTGCATAGCGGCTTGTCTTGCTTGGTCTGATAATTGTGTATTTTGTGCTATTTGTTGATTTAACTGTTGTAAATCTGTTTGTGGTATTTTAAAATTTTGAACCTGTGGCATTTGTAGTTTTGGCATTTTAATGCTACTTCCACCGAATAAACTTTCCCCTATACCAAATACAGTTCCTACAACCGATGCTATAGCTCCAACTGTCGCTGGGTCTGACATATTATTATCCTCCTTTTGTCAATGTTTTATATGATAACAAAAAAATCTTCTTTTCTTAATTCTATAATAACATACCATAACAAAGTAATATCCTTTTGTCAATAGTAGGTTGTATAGTTCCTTTTTAATATTAACCTTTTTACTTGCACAAGCTACGCTTAAATAGTGAATATAAACCATTAAAGTATCTGGCTTGTATACAAAGCTTACAAATCCTATTTCCTCATTATCCTTGTATATCAAATAGTTCTCTGCGTCTTTTACATTTGACTTAAAAATATCATAATTTATCAACCAACCGTTATGATATTTATCATATATCTTTCTAAATATATGTCCTCTTGGAATATATTTAACTTCTCTAAACTCAATCATATTAACTCCCACCCGCCAATGGAATTGGCGTTTTATTAAGAGTGTCAATCAATATTTCCAAATATCTCATAAAAGCATTGTGTATTGAAACCTCTTGTTGTATAAATTTATCAATCGTCAAATAGTTATATTCATTCGTTGACTGAATTAAATTTTCATTAAAGTTAATAAGGGTTGGTGTAACACCGTAGCCTTTTGTTACCAACTCTTGTGCTATTTGGGTTGTTGCTTGATAAAATAATGCGTGGTCTGTTCTATTGTTAGTTAGAAATATATTAAAACTTGGTGCGTCATTAAAGAATAAGTTTGGTAATGGAACTTGTATTTGTGGCATATTTAAACTCTTATACAAGTTATTGATAACAGAGTAAATAGTTGAGTGGTCTGTGTAGTGCTGTTGTTGAAAGTCGTTTAAAATATTAATCGTTTTGTTTTCAGGAAACTTGCTTTGTATGTCAGGTAAACCTGTTATAGTAATATAACTAACAGGTGTTGTTTGATTACTCATACTACCGACCTTCCTAAATGTGCTCTTATATAGGTTTGAACTATATCAAATAAAGCATTACTGTTGTCTACTATATCAAAGCTAAACGCATTACCACTTACATTTAAGTAGAATATAGGCAAATAAGATGTAGGAATTGCAGTATTAATATTTATTAACAATGGAATATTAATACCATTTTGTGGTAGTAAATAGAGTGGTGTAGTAGTGGTTGAAACTGTAATGGCTAAATTATTATTATAGCTTACATTGTTCATATTTGTTCCAGATTGGTTTTGAGATGTTCCTGCAAGAGATTGTAAGTTTACTGTTAAAGACATATTTAGTGTTCCACTATAAGGTATAATATTAAAGCTTGTATTTCTAACCGTTTTATATAAGAATGGATAACCAAAATCAAAGTTTTTGGTTCTTATTAAGCCTTTGATGTTTGATGTCCCACCGCCTAATTTATATATGCTGTTTTGTGCTAATATGTAAATACTGTGGTCTGTTATACTTCTTGTTGCATAAACTCCAGTAATATTAAATCCTAAATCTATTTGAAAATACTGCTGTAAATCTACACAGTAAGCTAATAACAGATTATAGTTTTGTGAGTATAATATACTGTATTTTTGAATTGGTAAAAGGTAAAAGTTAAGGTTATTTATCTGTGCTAAATCTGCTTGACCCGAAGTCCAGCTAAATTTAGTAATATCAACCATATAATCAATCTTTTGAGATTGACTACTTACTATTTGATATACACCGTATTCGTTAACAAGATAGATTGTATTGTTAAAATTAATAACGCTGTTAGGGTAAATACTACCTGTAGTGTTAAATATCTCTTGTATATACCACAAGCTTGGGTCATTGTTAATTGTAGTTCCTGTAATAGCTATTACTGCGTGGTCTCCTACTACATAGATGTTGTTCATATACGCAATAAGCTTTATTATTTGTTGTTTTAAGTTAGGTGATGAAATCATAAATGTTCCACCACCATTTGTAATTGTAAAATCTGTATAACTTAACGGTGCTGAATATTGTATGTTTCTACCACCACCAATAAACACCCTGCCTTGATAAACTATTATTGTATTACCTTTTATACCTGAATTTATTAGTGTTAAGCCACTACTTGGTGAATATGAAAAATATCCTTTTATATTATCAATAATTAAAAAAACCTGATTTTGCCAGTTGGTTATTTGAATATAACTTGCAACCGTGCTGAATGTGTTTGTAGGTGCAACCTGTGAATAAGTTCCACCACTAATAGTTCCAGCACTACCGTCAGCAAGTATAACAAACATTACAAGGCTACCGTTTAAAATATCATTAACCATTACAACTGGATTGTAAGGAAGAGTAGCTACAAGTGATGGTGGTTGTAGTTTTCTAACTGTGCCGTTGCCTATTGGTAGAAAATTATATATATCTTGAACAGCATTATCAGGTATTAAATCAGGTGGTTGTGTATTGTTAATACCAGAGTATCCTTGAATTGTTATTGTAAGACCCTTCATTGGGTCTTTTTTGTTCATTTGTATGTTAGATACTTTTGGCTGTCCTTGTTGTTGTGCCATTACCACCTACCTATATGATTGCCTTCAGCTTGCTTTTGTGCCATTTGTTCGTAGAGTTGACCTAACTGTGCATTACCATCTGCAATAGCTGTATAAGATGAAGCAAGAAGTCCTACCGTTTGATAAAATGATTGTGGTATATCATTATCAACATCAGTTGGATATGCTAATACAGTTGGTTGATAAGTATAATATATTTCAAGTGGATAGTTGCTTGAGGGCGTTGGGTATACTCTTAATGACTGTGATATTATCCAATAAGTGGTTGGATACTGCTGATAATCCCAATTGTAATTACCTATACTACCTTTTTGCAACGGATATTTAAATGTTCCTATCCAGAGCCATATTGATATTATACCTGTTAATATTTGATTACCAAATATACTGCTTAATGAATATGTATTTGTCCCTTGTGTTAAATTAAATGTTGTATTTGTTTTGGTGCAACCAGTCCACAAAGCTACTTGGTTTCGTGCATCGTTAATTGCATTAATAACAGTAGCTTGTGGAATAGCTGAATATGTTGGTATTTTACTACTAACAAATGTTAAATAATCATTTAGGGTTGTCATTTACCACTTTTCCCTTCTGTGGTTCTGGTTGTAACATTGATATTATTTCATCGTGATTATCAGATATAAACCACCTGCTGTTTGGTTCATTAAACTCAAGCCAGCTGTCATCTTTTATTTCAACACCCGCTATTGCCCATCTTTGCTTAATAATGTCTACAAGCCTTTGTGCTTCTTTTTCTGCATCTTTTGGGTCATTGTTGTATATATCTACATTGTAACCAAAAAATGCTTTTGCTATTTCATCTTCTATTTCATTCATTTTTGGTTGTAGTTTGTAATATTTAGAACCCCATTTTAGTTTATATTCATTATTTGTCTTATTGTAAATCCACATATCTACCTCCTTAATAATGGGTGTGCTACCCAAATTTTTATTACTATGCTAATGTTACTCCAGGGAAGCTTGTTAGCTGAAAATGTGCTGATGGTTCAAATGAATAGAACTGCCCAGCTATTAATGCCGTTTGAACGAAGCCCAATTGTCCTGTTGGTTGTAAGTCTGCTGGTGGTGTTAGTTTGAAATTAAGTTGTGGAACTGTTCCAAGTTCAAGCTTGTTGAGATTTAAGAAATAGATTGTATTTGCTGATATGCTTGGGTCTGGTAGAATTGGAACACCATCTACGCTTACTACCTGAACTGCCCAATCCCTGCTGTCAGCTATTCTTGCTGGGTCTTGAACTTGAACCCTTTCTATACTTGCCATTGACTCTGTTAGTGCAGAAAATACCGCAAATGATGTAATACCTACATCAGGTATTCTGTAGTTAGTATCGTTTAAGAATGATAACAAGTATCTGTGAACTATCTGATAAGCCGTTGGTGTTGAAGAGAATATACCAGCAGAGTAAGTGAATATTTTAGAGTTCAGATATGTATAGCTTCCTCTTGATAGCCCACCGTAGTATGACTGGTTTGTTCCATTATCTACGATATCATATAACCCTTGCATTTGCAACGAGTTGGTGCCCATTGTTCCCAATATTGTTGAGTTAAGGTTATCAAACATTGTTTCATATGCGTCTGTAATCCTTTGTGCAACAACATCTATTACCGCATTAGGACTATCCATCATTACCTCTTCGGTTAAGAGATAAGATATTGGGTTGATATACAGTGCTGGTAAGAACTGTAAGTTTTGTATTGGATTGGTAATAGTTGGGATATTGAAGCTACCGCTCATTCCTGTCCAGTTACCGTTGTTACCAAATGTCTGAAACGACACTGGTTGATTAATTGGAGCCCAACCACCTTTTAGTGGTTTTTGTGTTTTTTTAAGCAGCAACCTTAATGTTGGTCGTGCCTTCCTAACGCCTTCATAGATAACGCTTGGCATTATCTCTGGAAGCATTACATTGATATAGTTCTGTGCGCTCTGCGCCGAAGTAGGATAAAATCCCTGTCCTATTAAAGGACCTGTGCCTGTAGTGGTTGTTATGCCTGCCATTCTTTATTCCCCCTTTTAATGTAAGTATAATGCTTGAACAAGTTTAGTTGTGCTTCCACTAGCATTTGCTGATATCCTAAAACTTGCTCCATCGCTGTAAATTAATCCACCGTTTCCCGCTGTTGCCATATTTGTCCAAGTGCTGTTTACATTCATTTGCAGTGTGCCGTTTGTATCAGGCAATACATAGTAGTAGCCTTTTTGTGTAATAACCTGACTTGAACTTGCCGAAATACTCAATGTTATAGGTGTTCCTAAATAATCCCCACCTGTGCCCGTTACCCCGAAATTGACTTTGTTAGCCATTTTTAAAATCCTCCTTGTATGTATCTAATTTTTTCAAGTGCTTTTTGTTTTGCCGTGTTTAAGTCATATATTTCTGCCTGTTTGTTAACATTTGACAATATATCATTGTCAGCAACACTTGTTGTTAACCCTCTACTCCTGTCCCTAACCGCTGCATAGTATTCCATAGCGGATTCCATATCAAGCATTTTCTTTTGAGCCATAATTTCATCTATTTTTGGATACTCTTCTGGTGCAATACCAAGTTGTCTTGCCTTTGCTTCCAATCGTGCTTTTAGTTCCTTTCTTGCTTGTTCTTGTTTAAATGCTTCAAACTCTTGTTTGATTGGGTCAATATAACTTTCAATAGGACTTTTTGGAAGTTCTACATTTGGGTCTACTTGTTTCACCACTTGTTCAAACTGCTGTTTTAACTGCGGGTTAGAGTAAACCTTGTTCATAAAATCCTGCAGTTCGTTTTTAACCTTTGTCGCCTGTTCATACTCCTGCGTCATAGCAAGTATTTTTTGCTGTGTTTCTGGGTCTAACAAATCTAACTCTTCTTGTGTTATTTGCATTATTGTTCCTCCTTTTAATTATACTCTATATTAATAGCAAGCAATTGTTCTATGGTTGTCGCGTTGTTTATTGCTTGCTCCATATCATCATTCCATTTTCTAATATTTGCTCTTTGCTGTAATTGATTCGCATATTTAGTCTGTAATCCTGGTGGTATATTATTATTTGTTAATTGTGATTCAGCCATTTTTATAATTATATAATCTGTTGGTTGCAAAAGTGATGCAACATAAATGGAAAGATTTTGTAACTTTTGTTTTTGTAAATTTTGTAATATTTGTTGTTCTGTGTTTTGTATTATTGTTCCGTTGTCAATAGTTATTAGGGTATTAAGCGGTAAATTAGAATGACCGTAGTTATTTACTTTTAGTGCATTCTTTGGTGCTAATGCAGGTATATATTGAGTTTGTAAATTACCTTTTTCATCAAGCCAAACATAAGTATTGTTTGGGTCAACTTGAATAACATCTGGTATTTTTACAAAGTTAACTGCTTGATTTTTATGAATTGGGTTATTATTACTATCTACACCTATGAAATCTGGTATAGAGTTTAAGTCTTTCACTTCAATTGTATTGATTATATTGTTATTACTGTCTAAACAAGCTACTCTCATTTTATTTCTCCTACCACTCTATAATTAGAATACCAGGCGCACCGTTGCCACCTGTGCGAGAAGCATCACCAGATGCACCACCACCCCCCGCTCCATATCCATTTCCAGGGTGTCCATTATCCGAGCAGACAACCAAAGGACTTGTTCCAAACACTCCCCCTTCGCCTACTGCAGCACATCCACCACCTGATATTATCATAAAAGTATCCCCCCTACCCGAAAGAGTTAATAGAGTAGTAGATGTATTGCTATCTACTAAAGTTGTATCTCCACCTCTCCCACCATTATTGACCGCCCCAGGTGCCCCACCTGTTCCACCTGCTCCTATAGTAATCGTTAATGTATGACCTGGTGTTACTGAAATAGATTGTTTTATAGTAGATAGTCCCGCTAAACCACCATATCCAGAAGCACCACTATAACTTCCTCCACCACCACCTCCACCACCACAACCGCTTACTAATATTTTAGTTACACCTTGTGGAACAGTCCAAGAACCAGAAGAGGTAAAGACTGCAGTGTTTTGTGCTGTAAACAATGACAGTGCTGTTGCGCTTGTTACTCTACCTTTTGCATCAACAGTTATTTGAGATATTTGAGTATTACTACCATAAGTTCCCGAAGTAACACCAGTAATATCACTATAAGAATTTAGTATGTAATTGGTTCCATCTGACACTAAAAAATAAACTCCACTTGTAGTGTTTGGTGTTACACTTGCACTTGAGGTATTATTCCAAAGAATACTACCACTTGAAGCTGAAAAAGTATAAGTATAACTTGAAGAATTATTACCAACAAAAATAGCATTGAACCCATTTGTTGGTGTTGGAAGAGTTATTGTCGCATTAGCACTTGGGGCATTTAGCTCATATATATTACCGCTATTTGCTGTTAATAAGGATATACTACCAGTAACAGAAATAACGGGGTTTACAGGGTTTGCTAAAGCTTGAAAGTTAGCGTCTATCAAATTAGCAGGAATGCAAGCTTGTCCACTTTGTGTTACTATTTGTGAACTGGAAATGTTGTTTATTACATTTGGAATAGTAATAGCCATTTACTTTCTCCTTTTCTTTTTCTTGGTTATACTATAAGCTATAGCCACAGCTTGTTTTTGTGGCTTACCCGCTTCTATTTCTTTCTTTACTATCCTGCTTCGCCATTCACTTGTTGTCTCTTTTTTTCTCTTTTTTGGTATTGGCATATTGCACCTCTAAAAGAACAGAGTAGGCAAAATGCCTACTCGTCTTTCTTTTCACCCCAGTAGGGTTTAGCATTTTTGTTTGGTTTCCAGCCATACTCATCTACGTCTCTTACCCTACTTGGGTCTTTGTATTGCGGGTTGTGAGATGAATACGGTCTTTCTGGATTAACTTTGACTTTGCTAAACGAAGCCAGCTCGTTGCCTTTTTCATTTGCCATTTTACATTCCTCCTTGTGATTGCATTAAAGATTGTATGTCGCCACCTTGTGGTGGCATACCTGGTGCTCCACCCATTTGTCCGCCTTGCGGTTGTCCTTGTCCACCACCTTGTAATATACCTGTTATACCCGATAATGGATTTGCCCCTTGCATATTGGCTGGTAGACTTGATACCAGTGTTTGAATAGCTGCCATTACATCAGTTGCTTTTGCATCTCCAGCTACCTCTTGAAGCCCACGAATAGCCGATAATATCTTGTTACCCTCTTTGCTATTTGTTCCAAAAATTGGTAGTATAAAATCCAAAACCCTAATAATAGCGGCTACTATTGCTGAAGCTAATTTCTGAAGCCCACCTGTTCCTATTGCTCCTGCAGCTGCAAGTGGATTGCCTGCTAATGGAGATTGTGGTGCTCCACCCATATCTGGTCCACCCATTGGTGGTTGACCGCCCTGTGGTGGCATTCCAGCACCTCCACCACTTTTTAGAATATCCTGTAAACCTGCCATTTTCCCTCCTATGCTGTTGGTGTGCTACTTGTTGTAGCAGTTGTGGTTTCAGTAGTTGTTGATGTTGTTGGTAATTTAACCGTGCTCCCAATCAACGGCGGTGCTGTTTGCATACTTGCAATTTGGTTGTTAATAGTGTCTGCTAATTGATTTAGCGCAATATCCACCACTTCTTGACTTGTTTTTGCTGAAGCCAAACCAACGCTTGTTTCAAGATAAAATTGATTACCATTTCCTACATCTGTAGTAAAACCAACTATCCACTTATCTGGGTTTACTGGTGGATATTGAATTAATTTCGTTACTGTGATTGTTGCTGACATAAGACCTCCTAAAAATTAAAATCCCTCTACCTTTACAATACCACTGTAGGTTGTAGTATTGTTGGGTGCACCTATTGTTAGAGTTGTTGTAGTTACTGTAATTGTTAATCCTGTAGTATTTGTCACTACTACTGGTGTATTTACAAAGGACGTTGGGAATGTAATAGTCTGTGATGTAGTTGTATTGTTTTCATAACTCAAAAACTGTGCTGCAAAAGCCTTGAATTGACCCTGCATATACTGCGACCACTTGACGCTTCCTGCGGTTGTGCCTGTAAGGGTTGTAATTAAATTACAATTTAATGCACCAGTTGTATTGACGTTTCCTGTTAAAGTCCAATTGGTGCCATCGTGTTGTGCTTTTATTGTTCCAGTTCCATTTCCTAAGATAATATTGTTTGTCAATCCTGCAGACAATCCAGTTACATTAGCACCAACAATAGTGTTTCCTGTGCCGTAAATAATCCCTCTACCTGCATTATATCCAATTGCAGTATTGTTGTTTATACTATTAGGAGTAGCCGTTCCTGTTCCTGAACCCACTCCAGTTGCTGTAAATGTTACTCCTACCGTATTGGAAGATGCTCCAATGAGGGTAAAATCAGTGGTTCCTATTGATTGTATAGTGTAACTTGTTCCAATATTAAAACTTCCTGCTGTTTGTGGTGAACCTAAATCAAGGAGAGTTGAAACACCAATAGCAGTATTGTAACCACTTGTAGTATTGTTTTGGAGAGCTGCAACGCCAATAACAGTATTGTCGTAACCTGTAGTATTGTTTTGGAGAGCGGTAACACCAATAGCAGTATTGTCGTGACCTGTAGTATTGTATTCTATAGCTAAAGAACCAATAGCAGTATTGCCACTACCTGTGGTATTGTTTAGGAGAACTATAGCACCAATAGCAGTATTGTAATTACCTGTGGTATTGTTTTGGAGAGTTAAATAACCAATCTTGGTGCTGGTAGTATCAAAATTGATATAAGCTGTAGCAGGAACTAACTTTTGTATATTAGTGTCATACATAGCTATTGAATTAGCACTTGCACCAGTTGTGCTAATATACAAGTTTTTTGGGGCTTCCTGTGCATACATAAACCCCACTCGGTTTGCCCAAGCAGATGAATAGCCTTTTGGACCATAAGCAGCCCTTTGGTTTGTTCCGTCATCAGCTATAATACACCATTCGCCACTTGTTGCAGTATAGCCTTTATAGGTTATTCCATTTGAATTGTTATCTATGTTTTGTAGTGTATATTCTTTTCCAATCATCTAAAAACCTCCATAATTAGTCTAAAGCGGGGACTACCGAAGTAGCCCCTTTGAGTAGCACACCCGAGATAGCTGTTTTACAGACTATCTTTTTACCTTGCGACCCCTTTTCTCGGCTACCAACATTTGGCACCTCCTCACTGAATTTTTCCTTACACGAGAGTTGCCCACCTTTGTAAGGAAATAAAGAACTACTTTTTCTTTTCAGCATCTTTTTTCATATCTCCCAGTTTCTTTGCCTCTTCCATATGTTGCTGTGACATTGCCATTGCTTGTTGTTCCATTTCTTGTTTTTTAAGATATGCCAAAATTCTATCTTTAAACGGTAAATCCAAAACCTCTACTAAAATCTCTTTTGGTATTATACCCATATCTGCTAACTGCATTAATAGCATTTGATTTTGCTCTTCTATGATTGGGCTTGTTGAATGTGCATATACGCAAATCCTACCCCAATTAATCAAACTTAAATTAGAAAAATTGAATGTAAGTGTTTCGTTTTTTAGTAACATCTTGTATTTTATAGTTGAGGCTTGTATATAGATTTCAGCAAGAGTGTTAAACATATCCTCAACCTGTTTTTCTATTTTAACGGCAATCTTCTTAATAGGTGCCGATGAAAACTGACTTAAGATTTGTGCATAGCTTGCTGACCTTACATTCTTTGCAGGAACACCTTGCATTATGCTTGTCATACTTAAGACTTTTTGTGCATCTTGTTCAAGTGTTTGTTTTTCTTCCATTGCAACCTGTGGTTGTATTTTAGACTCATATGTGTCAATTTTAACGCCTTGTGCATCAACAGTTTCTACACTGCCTGGTGTTTTAATTGCTCTTTCTATTTCGTCTTTTACTTCAGGGTTAATACCAAATCCTGATATTAAGACTGGTGGGTTAATTAGCCTTTTTCGTGCACTTTGAACATCTTCGTATATATCTTCCATTGCGTCTTGAATGCTTTCAATTAAGCTAATAACGGAATACCCATATTCATCTGTCGCATAATCCAGTGTTATTATTGAGAAGAATGGATTGGCCATATGATATCTTGTTTCCAAAACTAAATCATCAACAATAATATTCTCAACCCACTTATTTTTGTGTTCAATATTATCATCGTCAAAGTTGTAATACCATAACTCAACCATTTCAACTAAATCAAATACTGGCTGTCTGTTAACTACTCCAGTCTGGTCTGGTTTAATCTGATAAGGGATTTGACCACCTGTTTGTGTTGGAGTGGCTGGTAAAAGCTTAATTGCTAAATCTTGATTGATGTCTTCTGAAGTTTGTTCAGCCATTTCTTTTCTCTGTTTTGTTTTCAGCTTTTTGTAAGAATCAGGATACCTAACCTCAAACTCTCTTGCTGTCATATAAGTTCGGTGCATAATAATTTGAGATAAGTCTCGTATATTAAAGCTATCATAACCGACAGCCACATTGTAGGGGTTTAATCGGATTACCTTTGGTGTCTCCCAAAACCCTTCAGAGTTATATATAATTTTACCAAAGCCATTTTTAGTAATTAAAGAATCAAGAATAATTTTGCTTAACTCGTCGTCTGATTTTGTGTTCCTAAAATCTTCACTAATAACATCGGCTAATTTACTAACAATTTTCTCAACGAACTCTTTGCTTTCTGTTTCGTCCAAGCTGTCATCAAGTCTTGGCTCAAGTATTAAGTGGTCAGCACTGAAGATTAAACTCTCAAGCTGGTTGACGGTTGAGAAAATATTATTTACTTTGGCGGGAAAATTTGTAGGTGTTCCGAAGTAGTAGTAGCTATATTTCTGTCGTAGATACTCCTTGTTGTAGGATAATTTGCTTTTTAGTCTTTCTATGGCTTCAAGCATCTCTTGTTTGTTCATAGAGTTCTCTCACCTTGCGTTATTATTTCGTTGCCGTTTTTATCGTAGTTTACGCCAGTAACCTTGATTTTCTGTGGCTGAATTTTATTAACAACATCTTCAAGGCTTATATCAATCGGCATTTTAGGAGTTTTATCTCTATACTGAATAACTTCGTTTTCCGATGCCCAATGCCCTTTTAACTCTTCTTGAAGTTTTTTGTCTTTTTGCATATTCAGATACTTCATTCTTTTCGTAACAGGCATTTTTCTTAAAATTATTTCTTCAGTTTGCTGCATTGCTTTTTGTCTTTCCTGCTTGCGTTCTTTTTCTTCCTCAAACACTTTGTAGTTGCTCTCAAGTATGTTGTCAATCGTTTTAACAACCTTTGGGTCAAGAATCTTAATAGCCGACATTTACGCCTCCCTGATTAATTTATATTAACGCTCTTAAAAAGCGGATTATTTTACTCACCCTACTTTTCCCCCTATATATATTATAGCACGAAAGTAGTTGTGGTGTCAAGAGACCTAAATTTGTTGTTATCACAATAATATCTTGCTAAAAATATCTTTATAAAAAAAAGACAATTTTTAATATTGATATTATATTTTTTGAAATAACGAAATAGTCCTGTTATAACAACAGAAAAGATAGTGTTATATAAAAATAAATATAACGCCCTGTTTTTCAAAGGCAATGCTTCGCATTGCCAGAAGGGGATTTTAAGGGAGGAAAAGAAGCAATCAATCCAGCCCGTTAGGGCTGGGTGTCTATGCTCGCCCTAAAGGCGAGCACATAACCGCGCGTTAGCGCGGGTGGTAATGCCCGCTTTGCGGGCGAAAACCCCACGCCGATAGGCGTGGAAATCCCAGCCCTTGCTTCGCAACGGGCTGGAACAGTTTTTGCTACGCGCGCGTGTGCGTGCGCGCGCGATAAGATATATATATTTATATTTATTATCTATCCCCCTTTAGGGGGATAGGTTTTCTTTTCTTTTCTTTTTCTTTTATTTCTTTTTTCTTTGCTTCTTTCTTTTCTCTTGTTTTTCTTTTTCTTTTCTTTTCTTTTTTTGCAAAAGCAAAAAAGCAAAAGCAAAGCGACAGCGTAAGGTAAGTGTTGCTGTAAGCCCACTTGCGAATGCAAGTGTAACTGCAACCCTATGTTTGCGGGGGAAAGCAATGAGGGGCTCGCGCGTAACAGTCTACGCGCCAGCCCAATCTTAAAATCGCAGCCAGTCAAAATAGTTAGTTACTTACTCACTAATTAATCAATCACTTGAGTAAATAGTTAGCTATACACTTGCTATACAATTGCTATACAGGATTGTTAGCCTTGTCTAACATTGTAAGACATTGTAATACATTGTTAGCATTTGCTAACTTTTGTTATCAAGTGATAACTAAATAAGTTAGTGGGATTGTTACCTATTGTATATGATTGAGTTATATATATTACTAACTTCATAGATGTTAAGTTGTTAAGTTTGGCAGGTTAACAAGTTAGCTTATTACCCTCGACCACTATCGCACAAGTTAGTTACTTATTTACTATCTTTTTTTTGGTAAAATTCTTCTTTAGTATTTTCAAGTTTTTTAGAAAAAATCAATCATTTTTTACTTTATTTTTTTTATACCTTGTTTTGCTTGTAATAACAGTTTTATCTTAATTATACATAATTTATAAAAAACTTGACTTTTTATAAAAAATATGTATATTATTATTAGCAAGCAAAAAGCTTGCAAATTTATTTAAAGAGGTGTTTTATGATGAATTATCCCAACATTAGTTTAAAAGATGTAAACGGCGTGATCTTTACAATTATTACGGTTAGTCGTCCATTTTATAACTGGTCAAGTGATAGGGTTGAGTATTTCTATGAGAATTATTTAGACGGCGTGAAAATTGATAAAGTTGAGTTTAATAGTGACAATGATTGTTATGATGTAACATTAGAGACTGGTCAAGTATTGCAATTTAAAGATTATTGAAATAAATCTATTTTTGAGAGGTGCTTTATGGACTATCAAAACATTTTAAAAGATGTAAATGGTAATGAATTTGAAGTTGTTACAATGTTAAATCAAAATTATTTAAACGGTGTAAAAATTGATAAAATTAAGTTTAATTTTAACAATAGGTGTTTTAATGTGATTTTGGATAATGGTAAAACATTAGAATTTAAAGAATTACCATTTATAATAATTTTATCAATAATTTAAACTTTAAAAAAATTTATTTTATGAGAGGTGTTGTATGTATGTAAAAGGCTTGTCTATTGAGGAATTGCAAGGCATTTTAAATGAATTAAATACAAGTTATAAGAATAATTTAAAACTTGTATTTAAAAATTCTTGTAAAAAAGGCTATTTGTCATTTAGGATTGCAACTAAAAACAGTTATGAAATAGGCTCTAAAATATCTTATACTGGTCGACATGTTCCTTATGGTTCCTGGTATGTTTATGGAGAGTTTATTGACAAGATTTTTGAAAAAAATCCTAATGCTATCATTTATACAATGAATAAAAGATATAATAAAGATAGCTGGGAATGGATTGATTACAACATAGGTTCAATAATGCAACCATATTATGCAAGCGAGGCTTTTGTATAGGCGCCTTAAGGCGCCTTTTTTTGTTTTGTTTTATTTATATAATTTAGTAATGTATATTATTTACTAATATACATCACCAAGTTATATAAGCAAGTAATTGCTTTATAACTAATTTAAAAATGAGGATTGCAAAAATGAAAAAAAACAAAAACAAAAAAAACAAAAACAAAAAAACACTTGACAAATTATAAAAAATGTGTATATTACTTAATAAGAAAAAAAATTTTTTTTAGGAGGTTCCTTATGTTAAGTTTTACACTTTCAAAGCAAGCATTAAAAGACTTGCAGGCGCTTAAGGTCGGATTATCTAAAGACAGATATTTAGTAACAAGACATTTTTACTGCAAAGTAGGTGCTGGTTATTTAAGAGTTTATACTTACAATGAAGAATATTTCTTGACAAGTTTAGTTAAAATTGACAACTCTTTAAATGACACTAATGAGAATACTTTTTTAGCACCTGCTGACTTTTTTGATTTCAAGTCGGATGCTAACTTTACAATTGACATTGACAATCAAACGGCTTTAATCACTTCAAGCAATATTAAAACAACTAAACAAGTGTTTAAAGATGTTAGTGGCTTTGAAGTTCCTAATAATGTAAGTTTAGATTTAAAGGCTGTAATAAATGCTAATGATTTATTGCAGTTATTAAAAGTAGTAAAAGCTGTAAACAAAGATGAGCAGGATGTTTTTTCTAATGTTTTAATTGAAATCAAAGATAATGTATTTAATGCAGTGGGAACCGATAGAAGTAAATTATACTGGTACTATTTAAACGGCACGGATTCTAATTACTTAAAAGACTTTTATGAACTAATAAATCACAAAGCGATAAATGCATTTATAAAGTTATTTAATAAATGCAAAAGTGATATTTATTTAAATGCAAATAGTGATTATATATCTTTTTCTATTGACAATAAACAGTTAAAATTAATAGCACCACTTCAAAAAGGTAATTTCCCACAATATCAAGCCGTTTTATTAGAAGGTAATGAAGGTATAAACACAATTATGTTTAACAAGCAAGAAATGATAAACGCATTAAACGGATTATTAACAAAGGATTCAATAGCCGTTAATGTAAAGTTTACAAACAATCAAATGTTATTATCAAATGACAATGCAGAAGCTAATATTGATTATCAAAATAATACTGACAATGATATTACAAGCTATGATTTAGCAATCAATGGTAAATACACTTTAGATTTCTTAAAAACACTTCCCGACAATATCAATGATATCACTTTCTATTTTAAAGAGCCTATAAAACCTTTAGAAATGAGAGCAAACAATTTTATATTAGTAATGACACCCATACGACAATAGCAAGCTTTTATTAAACGGCGCTTGCGCGCGCCGTTTTATTAAGAGCTTGTTTGCAAGCTTTAGAATTATTTTGGAGGTGTTTTATGGAACTAAAACAATTTGAAAGCATTGAGGAAATGCAAAGCTTTTTTGAGGCTGTGGGCTACACAAAAACAGTTGAGAGAATTATCTCACAAATACTAAACAAACACAAAGACACACAAGTAAACTGGCTGGTATTTATGCATATTTGGAATAAAACAATGGAATATAACAAAGATTTTTTAACTCTTAAAAAGTTCCCTGTAAGTTGGATAGTAATAAATGAATTAAGAAAAGAAATCAAACACAAAAACACTTGACTTTTATTAAAAAGTATGTATATTATTATTAAGAAAAAACTTTAGGAGGTGTCTAAATGAATAATTTAAAATTTAGAGTATGGGATTTAGTAAAAAACAAAATGTGTAAGGTTAAAAAAATTGAATGGAACGATAATAAAATTACTGGCATTTGGGTTTGGGATGAAAAAGAGGAATTTAAAACACCCCAACAAGTTAAACTTATGCAGTTTACTGGGAAAAAAGACAGTTTTGGAAAAGAAATTTATGAAAGCGATATAATAGAAACTTCAGATGGGGTTGGTGTAATATTTAATAGGTTAGGGTGCTGGTTTGTTGAACTTCAACAAGAACTGGGATATTTAAATTCTGATATAAAAATAATTGGTAATATATATGAAAATAAAAGAGAAATAGGAGGTGTTTTATGTTAGATTTAGGTATTAAGTCTTTTGATGAGAGTATGAAAGAGTATTATCAAGAACTGTGGGATGTAGCAAATGTGATTGAAAAGTTACAACCCGACACACTTAAAGGCTTTAAAACAACATACCACAAGTTAATAATTGACGGCGATTTATTTTATACTGGCAAGACTTTAAAATATCCACAATCACCTATTAAAATAGCCGTTATATTAACAGAGGAACAAAAACAAGAATTACTAAAGGAGGCGTTATATGGAGTATAGGTATTATTACAACAGTTATGAAAAAGCAAAAAATGCGGAAGCGTGGTATAAGGAGCAGTATAAAGCTGCTCCATATATGCCAAATATCTATTTGCAGGACGGCAGGGACACTTGGAAGGTTACACCAGAAAACAAAAACGATGTCAATCACGGCTGGTATGTCGTGGTTGATATCGCATCACTGGATTAAGGAGGTAGTATGTGGGATTTTTTAGGGTTAATTGTTTTACTAATTTTTTTCTTAATGCTATTAATAATAGCAATAGGAGGTTAAAAGATGATTGATTATAAGAATTACAAAGTTACAAAGACAAACAAAGAGCAAAGTGATTACGCAAGTAAAAACGGAATATGGGTTTGGATTATTTTTACTTTAATAACAATCTTACTATGGATAACAACCATAGAAATGTTGTTTAAATAATTTTACTTGAATTATGGCTATTTTTAAAAAAAAGGAGGTTTTTTATGAACGAGGTTGTAAGCGTAGCAAAGTTACAAAGTCAAATTGACAAAATGATTGAGACAATGACAGAAACGGAAACGGGTAAAAAAATGTGGGAAGAAATACAAAAAAGGCAAAAGAAACAAAGCTACAAAGAGGCAGAGGTAATTTTAAACAGTTTAAAGAGGGATATAGAAGAAAACATTGAGAGGCTTCAGACTTGCAATAGGATTTTGAATACTCTTAAAATAGGAGCCATAGATGAAATGACAGAGTATTCTTTTGATAGGCTTGAGGAATTGTTTAGCATTATGCAGGATACACTAAAGACAAACGATATTATGTTAAGAGAATTAGAGTTAAATCTAAAATATTAGAAGGTGTAATATGAACAAAGAAAAATTGTTAACAATTATCAAAATACTCAAAGAACAAAGAGAAGAAATAGAATATAAAGTAGAAGATGCATCTATTTATGCTGATAATTTTTTGCATCTATATGGTGGCAGAACTATTGATGCAGACTTATATGACTGTCGTCAAAAAATAAAAGAAATGGCTTCTGTAATTAAAGAGTTAGAAGATATTTTAAGATTAAGGGAGGTATAAAATGGATATGGTTGAAGTAATAAAAGAAAAATACGAAAGAAAAGGCGTGGGGAGACCAAAGAAAACACCAAAAAAGATTGTATGCTTTCAGACCACAGAGGAAGCCTATGAGAAATGGGTTAGGTTTGCTGAAAGACAAGGTTACAAAGCATCGGAACTCTTTAGGATTGCAATCATAGAATATTACAAGAACCATAAGAACGATGAGATGCTATAAGGGGGCGTAAGCCCTCTTTTTTGTTTACGATATTCTTCAAAATACCGCACACAAATAATTTTGTGTATACTAAATAGCACACAAATAATTTTGCGTAAAACAAAAACGATTTTACTTTACACTACTGTGGGACTTGCAGTCAACACAAAATAAGTAACCAAGTTATTAACCTATAACAAAGTTATCCGAAGTTTTAAGACCAACTATGTTGGCTTGTTTTTAAGAAAGAAAAGAAAAGTAACAAAAGAAAAGAAAGAAATATATCTCTCTCTAAAGAGAGAGGTATATAATAATAAATATAATATATAATAATCGCGCGCGTGCGCGCGTAGCAAAATCCGTTCCAGAGGAACGGATATTAATAATTATTATTATATATCTGCAAGCTAAAAGCTTGCAGGCTTCCCCAGCCTAACGGCTGGGCTGGTATGTGTTTTTTTTTTTGTTAAAATCTTCAGCGGTGCCTAAAGCACCGCTTGAAAAAGAGAAACATACCGCTATATATTTTTCTATATACCGTTAGATAAATCTAAAAAAGTTAGACTAACCTAACATTTTTAGACAAAACTAAAACAAATCTAAATAAAGGGCTAATTTTGGGGGTGTTTTTATCTCATAGGGCAATTATACTATAGAGGGCTCTAAACACTCACCACGCTAAAATAAATAGCCTTGTAGGCGATTTTTAGAGTGGTGTCTCATAGTGATTTTTGGGTTGTATTTTTTGTGAATTTTTTTCTTGACTTTTTGAAAAAAATGTGTATATTGTATTTTAAGGAGGTGTGAAATGGGTGCATTAGGGCTTTTAAAAAGAGTTTTACTTGAGGAAGACAAGTATCCTAACTACATAACATCAGAAGATTTAGTTGAGGATACTTTAGAGTTGGTCAAAGCGGATATTTCAAGTATCCGAATGGTGTTGTTTGAGATAGTGGAAAAATATCCAAAGACTGTCATCAGGGATTTTAACCATTGGCATTTTGCATTGTATTATATTAATCTGCCGAAGCTCATAGCGAAAATACTTATAAGTGGAAATTCACCACAAGAAGGAAGTTGCAGAGTATTAACACAATACAATATGTTTAAAAATGAAAACTTTAAAGACCCCGTGTGGTTAAAACGGGAATATTTAATTAAGAACAGGAGTGCTAATGATATAGCCAAAGAATGTGGTTGTATAAAAGAGACTATATGGCATTATGCTTGGAAATATGGTTTTAAGAAATACAAAAAGGAGGCAAAATGAAACAGTATAAGTGCCCTGTGTGTAATGAGATGGTAAATGAAGACGAATTAAAACCAAAAAAGAGAATTAAAAAAAAGGGTCTTGTGGTAATGTGTCCTAAATGTAAATCTTTAATGTTCAAAAAAACATTTAAGGATGGTTCAAGGAATATAGAAAAAACAGATATACCCTGTGAAAAAAGAGAAATAATTTATAACCCGAAGCAAATTTTTTTTAACGAAAATTTTTGTATGATAGAATATTTTGATAGGAATTTTTATGGAATATCCTATGAAGAAGCCATAGAAATATTAAAATGTTGGAAAAGGTTTAGAGGAGATTGGTTGTTTTATAATAACTTTAACGATGTGATAATTGAAGATAATAAAATAGCTTTTTATTGTATCAATGATTATAGTAATGAGCCTATGTTAATTAATTCAGAACTGCAAAAT